AATTTATCGGGGGCTGAGATTCAGATGGCGGCTTTTGTGGGATGCCAAAGGATGGTAGAGAACATTGTTCGTAAAACCAAGCCTAGGTATGGCGCAGAAGATGAAACTGATTGGCAAATTAATATTGAGGGTGCATTAGCTGAATGTGCTTTGGCTAAACACTTGGGTAAGTTTTGGGCAAAAGGAGAAACGGGTGATTTGGATGTTGGTCGTGTAAACGTTCGGTCAACTCGCTGGGAATCTGGATGTTTGTTGCTTCACCCTGATGACGAAGACGATGTTCGTTTTTATTTGTTGGTTGGTGTAAACGGACAATATCGTTTGGCTGGGTCAATTCTTGCCAAAGATGGTAAACAAGAAAAGTATTGGGAAGACCGACAAAAGTCTAATCGTTGGGCTTATTTTGTTCCCCAAGATATACTAGAACATGGCTACTAAAAATGAAAAAGAACACTTTAGAAAACTTGCAGAGTTCGGCTGTGCTTTATGTTACAAGCTTGGCTACGAAGGGACTCCAGCGGAGATCCATCACATTAGAAGAAGTGGCATACGAAGCCAGTCTCCTGTTATCCCGCTCTGTACCGAACATCACAGAGGAAATTCCAGTATTCACGGATTGGGTCGAAAGCAATTTGAGCGCACCTTTAAAACAACAGAAGAGGAACTCTTGGAAATGGTACAAGCCAAGTTCCCGCCACCAAGTATATGAGGTCAGAAAATGAACAATGAACCAGTAGCGTGGATGTATGAAAAACCTAATGGGGCATCAAAGCTATCTTTTGTTAAAGAAAAAATGCTTTGGGAAGATATGACTGAAACTCCACTCTATGCCCATCCAGTAAAGACACTAACAGAAGATTCTGCCACTCTGTTACGCAAGCAACAAGAAGAAATAGAGTATTGGAAAGAAATGTTTGAAAAAGCCATGAAGGAGCAAGAGAAATGATTGAAACAATAGTAAAACCACAAACTTTAGACAATGACGTTGCGGTAATGAAAATTATCCAGCTTATGGGGCAACTAAGTTTAAACGACCTAAGTTATGTTTTAAAGCTGGTTGCAAAAGTTTATAGTGCCACAATAGTAGCGCATAAAAATGAGTAGTTGGCTCATCATAGTTACAGGGTTAATTTACCTGTATATAGCTTTTGAGCAAGGCTTTAAAGGCAATATGGGTATGGCTATTTGTTATGCGGGATATGCGCTTGGAAATGTGGGTCTTTACATAATGGCTAAATAGTGTAAAATGGTGCATCGCAACATAACTTATGGAGAAAACCATGTTTACATTTGAAGATCAGTACAAGAAGTTTGAGCAGTTAGCAGAGCGCACCAAGCAAGTCTATGACTTTTGGCTTAATGCTGTAACTTCTACTTTAGAAGATCTGTACAAACCTAGAAAGAAATAAGCTATATTCTTTCTACAGAAAGGGGCTTATGCCCCTTTTTTGTTTCTCAAAGTGTACAAAATGTGTAATTAACTACACATTTAAATGAGCAGATGTCCTATGTTTGCATGAATTTTTATTGAAATTTCATGCACTTATACCAATGTATAACGCTGTATATCATAAGAAAAAGTTTCCCGAACGGGAAGAATTGATGAAAAAGTAGGTAAAAATAGGAAAATATTCCCGAACGGGCAATTTTGTAAGAAAAAGTTAATGACTCATAAATGAGTCCTTAAGCGGGTTAATGACTCATATATGTTACTTTACAATTAGCCGCCAAAACTTTACAAAATATGTCTAAAAAAAACCAAAAAGTATACACATAGGTAGCAATATGTATAGTAAATTGGTACTTATAGGTCACAACTCCAGCGGATCAAATCCCAGTTCATCGCTGATAACCTTGGTTCTCCTACGGAACTCCGCATCGTGATGTGACCATTTTAGGGTTTTCCAGCGACTCATATGAACGCATTCATGGATTAACACCCGAATAACTGTTGCTAAATGACCACACTTTTTGTCTGAAATGGTGATGACGTGTTCGTAATCTTCTCCATCATCATACAGATAAGTGCCCATAGTCTCAGGATCTGAGTCCACTACAAACTTGATCTGCTCAGGCAACGGCATATCCCACTTCTGAAATGGCTTCATGCAGTAGATTGCTGAATACAGATTACGAAGGATTGATGGGGTAAGCTTCATGTTTAAACCTTGTTGATGCAGCCACGAAATTCAAATTCATCTTCACCACAAACTTGTATTAGCTCTGGAAGCATTAGTCTGCCACGTTCAAACGATAGCAAAGCAAAGCCTGAGCGCCAATCCTTCGGTCCGTCTTCTGTGTAATGCACGAACTGCTCTGCGTTTGGATCGGCTAATGTTCCAGTCTGAATACCATATCTCGTTCCATTATAGTCACTCAGCGGATGTACCGTTAATTGGTGCGTATGCCCAGTTACGATATTGACCCCAGCGTTTAAACTGTTTGAACGACCAGCAGACCAACCACCCTTCCAACGATGCTTGATGCACGTATCCTCGTTTATCCAGTATGACCAACATGGTTTCCAATGCGGGAAATGGTCTTTAAGGGTAAACCCTGATACACCCTCGTATTGGGGAACTTGGGCGGCTAGGAACGTCTCAAAGCGGGCATCGTGGTTACCCAACGTCCATACAAGTTCAGCGCCTATAGAGGCATTTTGGATGTTTGCCATGAATTCTTGACAGGCTTCTAGCTCTTCTTTGACTGAGGGGCTATGTGTCCAGCCAATCCTTGGATGTCTACTGTTTTGGCTACCATCAAAAATATCTCCGTTAGCGATTACCACTTTAGGGCGAAACTCTTTAATGATCATTAGAAGAGCTTTGTAGGCGGTAGTGTATTGGTCGGGCCAAAAATGAGCATCTGAGAAGACCACAACTCTGCCTTTTTCCATCTCTATACCACGTCTAGCATTACCTACAACGTGTTCTAGTTTTTTAAGGGGGGAAAGCCTATTGTCGTCTAGGGTTGGTAGTTCAATCTTTAATCTAGTTTCAATAGACCGTCTTCTGTTATATACAGAGCGGACATCCATTCCATGCTCTGCCGCAAATTTCTGCGGACTACCTATTTTTAACCACGACTCTATAAACTGGTCGTCCGTAAGGAAATATTTTGCCACAAGAAGCCTCCGTAAATTGTTGAATTACAACAATAAATCATATACAACTTTTATGACAATTGCGAATTGTTTATCGTATACCTAGGGTATTTGCTAACTTAACACCTTGTTCAGCAACACGGTTGTATTGAGCGGTTAGTTTATTAACCATTTCTCTACGCTCATCAGGCGGTATATTCTGATTGTTGTTTGTGGCTTCAATTGCCTTGCGAATAGAAGTCATGGATGTAGCCACTCTACGTAAAGCGGGAGCAGATGCCATAAGCTTGCGCTTGTCTTCATCTTGCATAAGTTCTACTGCTTCTTTGCCTAGCCCAGTTTTAGTCATAGTGCTAAACTCTTGAGCTACTTGATTGGCGGTCTGCTCTATTTTATAGAAATCGGCAACGGCTTTATTAGAGTTTGGATCAGTTAAGAATGACTTAAAAAATGGTTGTTTAGCCAAGTTCTTAGAGGTAGGTTCTTTGCCTTGTACTGTAGTAACAAGCTGATCAGACAAAGTAAATGCAAATGTGCCAGCCTCTGCAAAGAAACCTTGAGTTAAGTTATCAATCTTGGCGGGGGATAGACCTATTACACCCAAGCCAGCTTGACTTAAAAACTTAGCAGTTTCGCTTGCATTTCTGCCACGCATCTCAACTGGCAGTCTGCTTTCGCCAATACTTTCAATTGGGTTGCCAGTAAAGAATGAGTAATTAGCAATTGTTTCTAAAATTGGTTTAACACCTTGTGGTATAGGAACACCACCAGTAGGCAAGTTATGCATGAACCCATCATAGTAAGACTTAATTACTTCTTTGCCTGTTGAATTGCCATACAAGCCACGTATAGCCACTTCTGGCAATGTTTTAAACAGGAATCCAACCTCATACGGTACTGGAATCTTAATAAAACCTTCGCCTGTTGGATTTTTCATTAACCAGTTATTGTCTTTAACGTAGTCAGGTAACTTTTTGTACTCGTCATCGTCTTGCATCAACATAGCGTAAGCGATGCTGCTGCCAAACATTAACGCAGCACGTTGTTTAAACAGCTTCTGTGCGGCAGCCTTCTCTGCTGGTGGTAGTCCGTACCCTGTAGCCGCACGGTAAACGGTATCCAAAGACGTAATAGACGCAGATAAGAATGGAATCATCTGACGTAGAGCGTTTAAAGTCTCTGAGTTACCATGAATCATAAAGTTGATGGATTCACGGGCTTTCATAACAGCAAAGTTAGTTGCCTGTTCTTCGGTCATGCCTTTGTCTAAACCAACTTGCTTCTCTTTCTTAAAGATAGCTACACGAGTTGCGGCATCGGATGCTTCATGGATTTGTTGCACTTTATGCAACATACCGCTTATCTTACCTTTAGGTAGGCGCTCTTTACCAGATTGCTCAAGGTAAGTTTGTAAGTCTAGGGTGCTATCGTATTGACCGATTACTCCACGTTCAGCCAAGATACGAGCTTCTGGAGAGTTATTTGCAAGGATATTAATAAACTCTTTGGCGGAATGGAATGGGGTGGTGATCCCGCTATTAGCCACTAAAGCCGCATGGATTGGATCACGAATTAACTGACGAATCCAGAACATTGGGTTCATTAAAGCACCGTAACGGAGGACGTTAGTAGCCCCGCCAAAGAACTTCAGTAAAGGATTTAATTCGTAATGGAATGCTTCAAATGCGGCTAAGTCTATTGGATTATCTACAATGACATGAACCACACCATTTTCATCAGCATACTGATTAGTAGGATCTTTGTACTTTAAATTGATGCCTTTGGTCAAAGGTGCGCCAACTTCTTTGCCATTTTTCATTCTGGTTGGAATAGAGGCTGCACCAGCTAATTCTAATTGTTGTACCGCAATTTTTCGTACTTGATTTTGGTAAGCAGCTGCTAACATAGAAGCGTATTGTTTATCTATGTTTTCCCAAATGTTGCGTTTTAACAGGATTGGATCGCCATTCTCATCTTTCTGAATGACACCATTTTTATCTCGCAAATACTCAGCGCCTTTAAGTTCGTGAACCTTGCCGACAGACTTTAACCCTGATGCGGTAAAGCCTAACTGATCTGCCATCATTATCTCAAGATCAGCATATGAAGCCGCCAAAGACACATAGTTTTTCTTAGAGCGGAATTCATCGGCTTTTTCTTTGTCGAATAGCCCAACTTCTTCCCACAAATTAATCAATCCAGTATTGACGTTCTTCCAAATATCAAAAATTTGTTGTAGCTCAGGAACGTTTTTAAGTTGCTCTTCCGCCCACTTGATCTGCTCAGGCTTAATCTGTTTTTCTCTGTTTACGTGGTTCTTAACACTCTTTTGCTTCTTGTTGTAAACCCTGTCTTCTTCTATGATTTCTTTACCACGAAGAGCACGAGCCACGTCAGCAACAAAGGTTCTGCTATCCAAACCAGAGTCAATGACGTATTGGTTATCATTTAAACGATCTGCTATTGCCTGGCTGTTGGCTAAGTTGTTTACATCATCCCTCTTAATAACAAGAGATCCATCAGAATTAACAACTGGAATTCCAGTTTGCAAACCATTACGAATAATGTTGATGGTTGAAGCCTTGCCTCTAGCCAACAAGTCAGCACGTAACACACCATTTTTATCGTAAATTGGTTGGTTTTCTAACCGCTTAGTCAGAGATGAATTAGGGTCAATAAACGCTATGCGAGCTTCCATCCGCTTTTCTGGGTCTTTAAAGAAGTTAATAACGTTGGTAATGGTGTCGGTTAAACGTTTGCCAGCGGTTTCATTTGGCGCAAGAGATGTTAATGATCCTTGTGGAGGCGCATTAGGAGATAAAGAAAAACGAATATCAGAAGATTCTGTTGGCTTTTGATTAAAGACAGATTTAATTTGATTTGGTTTAAACGTAATATAAATATCTGAAGCGTGATCCGCTAGTTCTTCGCTAGGTGCGTCATAAACATTGCGTAAAATTACACCATCAGCACCGCCTCTTCGTGCGGCAACTAAACCATCGTGGTTTACTGACTCCCAGTTGCTATAAAAACGTTCCAATTCTTTTGGAACAATTTTAGAAAAGTTCTTTACAGTGCCATCTGGATAGGTTAATTCGTGTGTTTTGGCATCATAGATAGCAGGATTCTTAATGCTTAAATATGCTGGAATAACGTTTGGAGCAGCTCCCTCGCCACGATCAGCTTTTGCATATCCACTAGCTAATTCTGGAGAAGAAGTAAACCAAGTTGCCCCAAACTGCAATTTGTTTTTATTTTTTTCAGAAGATTGGTCATCCCAGCTTCTTGGAAATCCAGCGCCAAAATAATTTAAAATTTTAGTAATTGGATCTCTTTTGTCTGGTCTTCCTTTAAATTCTGTAATATCAGAAGTTGTGCCATGATAAACAACCAATGGCTTACCATCATCATTTAAAACCTTGCTGTTGCCAAACCACTGTTTAAACTGCGGTGTATCTGGCGCAGCCAAAGATAACTTTTTCTTAACACCTAACGTGCCAGTTTTACGTGGCAAGTTTTGAGCTTCTTCATCAATCTGGTTTGGAGTTGTGACTTTAGGGGTTGGTTTAATAAATTTAGGAACTTCAGTTTGTACAATGTCACCAGTTTCTGTGGCACGTACAGAAATGCCTTTAGCCTTTAATCCTGTCTCTTCTACTGGTGGCTGAATGTTTCTACCGCTCCACTTAGGGTTGCCGTATCTACGTTGTACGTTTGGATTACTATACATAGTAGTGACACCATAAAATCCGTTCATTGGAGTTACAACCATTGCATCATCGGTCTGTGCGTCATACAGAATGAATTGTTTGCCATCTGCGTAAACACGATTAAAACGTTTAGATAGGCTCTCAATATGAAGGATTGTGTCTTCTAGAGCTTCTTTGGTAACGACTACTGGGCGGTGAGCAACGTCTGTTAAAGCACGTTCTAGGATGTGTTTAGCACCGTAGGCTTTGCCTTTTTCATTGCCCCTAGTTCCAATTTGGAGGCGGATAGGACGTTTAGGGAATGGCGAGTTAGTAGGCATAAACCCTAAGTTACCTAGAGCATTAGGGTTCTTATCAGACGTGAGGAATGTGTCAGGCTCTAGCTTGTTTAAAGCAAGAGAGAAACGAATGTCTTTGGATTCTGTAGGCGCTTGGTTGGTAAACGACTTAATTTGATTTGGGTTGTAAACTGCAAGGTTTTTATGCCCACCTTCTTGAACATAAAAAGCATCAAATCCAGCACGTTTAACTAAAGTTTGAAATTCTGGGCTTTCAATGGTTACCCAAGATCCAAATTGTATATTGCTACGGAATCTATCTGGATTGAAACCAGCACTAGATAACAATTTTTGAGTTTCTTGTTCGGTTGCTACACTTAATACCTTGTCCAAATCTTTTGATTTTGTATAGTCAAACGGATTGGATGCTTTAACAAACACAGGGAGAATGTTTTGACCGCTTTCTGTGCCCATCATGTGTTCCATGATGTCAGAAAGACCAGAATTTATATACCAATCAGATGGAAGGTTCTCTCTTTTATTAATTTCAGAAAGTTGTTTAGCCCTATCAGCGGTGATCATTCGATCATCTCTGGCAATCTTAATGGCTTTCTTAACCATTGCCCTTTGTTCTTTTTCTGGCAAAGCTTCAAAATCCATACGGTGCATGGTGTTTTCTGAAAGCTGAGAAAACTGTCCAGCAAAACTAGGACTGTCTGTTAAGAATATAGCGTTGGCTTGTTTGGCTCTAAACTCTGTAATATCACGGGCAGTTCCGTGGTAATAGACTTTAGGTTTGCCATCGGAGTTGACAATCTTGCTGTCGCCAAACCACTGTTTAAACTTTTTGGTGTCTGGTGCGGAAATGGAATACTTAGGAGACTGTTGAACTGCTTGAGCTTGCGCTTCAGTAGCTTGGTCATAGTCCTGAGCAAGTACCCCAGTTTCATTGGTAGGACGCTTGTTATTGGTAGGCTCATAAGCCATAAACACAACGTCAGGTTCACCATCATTAAACTTGCTAAATGTTTCTTTGTTCCAATCTGGTGGTTTATGCTCTTCGTTCCACTTTAAACGAGATGCAATTTGGAAACCATTGTTGAAATAGAAATCTGGTAATACTGTATCAAAACAGTCAAGTTTTCTACCGCCTTCTTGAATTGCCAATTGCATGATGCCGTTTACACCACCAATATGAGGAGGTTGTGAAAACACCGAGACGATGTCGTTATCCTTGAGTGCAAAGCCAGCTTTGCCATCGTCAGTCATAAACATACGCATACCAGCGTAATCTTCTACTGGGTATACATATACCGATGCACCGTATGGGTTGTTTTCTTTAGAGTCGGCAATAGCCTTTTCAAACACGGGAGCGGATTCCGCACTAAATTCATAGAACTTAGGCGGGGTAATGCCAATACTATTTAATGCATTTTTAAACTTAATTACAGGGGAATACTCTGCAATTGCTTTTTGACCTAAAACCCGAAAGCCTTTGCCATCTTTTCCGCTTCCTCTGCGGTAAGTTTGGGGTGTCTCCGCATTGTATTCTCGATAGGATTGTAAGATTCCTTTGGCGAGGAAGTGCTTGAGTTCTTTGCCAGCAAAGCCTGAAACTCTTCCTTGGGCGCTAGTTTCAACGGGTTGTTCTTGATTGCCTCGTTGTACTGCTCTTGTTCTGTTAGCATAATCGTCCTCTATTTTTTTGGCTGTTTTTTCAATTAACTCTTCTGGTACACCATTTTGCTTTGCTAACTTAGCCGCTGCGTTGGCATAGTCAGGAGCCTCGTCATCTTTATAACTTTCTGATATGTTGCTTTCTTTTGCTGCATCATACAAACGTCTTTCAGAATACCAGAGAGCGGCTTGTAAGTCTGCCATTGTAAGGTTTGGATAGTCTTTTTTCTGTAAATCTTTTAGGATGTTGTTAAAAATCAACCTAATGTTGTTACGTTCACCACCACCTTTAGGGGCTTCTTTTTGACCATCAATGTAACCGTTTAAAGTATTGGCGGACAAACGCAAGGCATTGCCGCTTGGAGTTTGGCTGAGATACTCTCTTAAATCCTTCTTGCCAAAGATCTTTGCTAAACGCTCAGAGAAAGCCGCAATAGATGCATTGTCCTTAAGGATCGCATCAATTTTCTCTGGTGTCATTGGCTCGCCAAGAACAGTCTCTAGGTTTGCACGTAGGGTAGCATCAGTTCTAAGTTTGGATAGGGCGGCTCTAGTTTCCTTGGTGTACTTCTCTACCATGTCTGGACGTTCTGTAATCAAAGAACCTGTCCAGCGACCCCATGTACGCATCAGCCAACGATCCATCGTTAACTTGTCAAAGATACCGTTTAAATTGCTAAAGAACCCGTTACCAATTTTTGGACCTAGAATAGCTGCGCCTAATACTTTGGTATCTGCAAGCTCTTCTGCCAACGGTAGGTTGGTAATTCTTCTTAATTGGTTGACTGTGAACTCAGTAGCCATGAACTGACGTACATCATCAATTCCGTACTTTTCTACCATCTTGTTGTAAGTGTCTAAGCCTTGGTTAATAGCTTCTTGGGCTTCGCCAGCTTGAATATCGGTTGGCATCTTTCCAGTTTCTTTAAACTGTCTATACGCTTGTTCAGCCAGCTCAAAGTTTTTGTCTACCTTCATGCCGTTAGATGTAACGGCTAGTGCCCAAGTAAAAGCAAATTTAGCATCAGGATCTGTATTGATCTCTGGATGCATCAAACCAATAATGTTTAAAGCCTTCTCTACAGTCTTGTCATACCAGCCAACTGCGTTAGGTTGCTTCTTCAGGGAGAACTCAGCGTCCTCTAAACCAATTTTGTTTAAATGTTTAACTGTCTTGTCTTCCATAGAAGAAAGATCTAACCCACTCTTCTTAGCGGCATCTAAAGCACGGCTCTGTAGCTCTACTTTTAACTCTCTATTGGTCTTAAAATTGCCAGCACGAGCCAGTTCATCAGCGGCTTGTAAGTTGGATACTTTAGCTAAAGAGTACTTAAAGTCTTTCTTTGAACCAAACTTAGCGTTTTTAGCCAGCACGAGCGGACCAATTTGAATTACTTCATCCGCACTTAATATTGGTTGCGTTGTTTTGCGGTCATAGAAATAGCTATGACGCTCTGGATCCATGCCTACTTGCGTCCACGCTGGGTCGTTTAAAGCGGCTTGCATCTTTTTGGTTGCAGTTTTTTCGTTTACAGGAGTCCAATCTCCCATAATCCTAGCGCCAGGAAATTTGGCTTGTGTTTTATCTTTTTTGTCTTTTGCAGCTCTTGCGTAATTTAAAAACAAATCTGGATTTTTTATTTCAAATGTGGCATTTTTTACTGCTGATACGTTTGAATATGTAACTCCAAACGGCATGGAATCATCGCCTTCATTATGAATAGAGTTTATCCATGCACCTTTGTTGGTATAGGCAGGAATATCTAAGCGCAGACCAACTCGATGACCTTTAGGAATCTCATTGGTTTTGCCGTATTTTAATTGTTGATTTTTGTCTAGAGCATTTACCGCTTCTTCTGTAGTCGTTGGTTGCGGCACAAAATCATACGGAAGAATTGGTTTGTATCTGTTGACTAGTTTATCGTACTGAGCGGCAGTCATTTCGCCGTTGGCAACTTTTTCTGCGGCAGCAGTTAATTCTGGTACACGTTTAGTAACATCTTTAAAGCTCATATCCAATCTGCGGGTATCAGGCTTGGCATATCTAGCGCCACCCATTGTTCCTTCTGGGGCAGCTACTTGCTCTCTTGTGCCTGACTCAAGGCTTCTAAAGATACTATCTGCGCTTTGGAATCCAGCACCAGTAAAGCCATTACGTAAAGCTTCAAACATTAGCTTGAGCTTCTCGTAGATAGCACCAATCATGCCCTCTGGAGCGCCATTCTTGTCAAAATATCTAAACGCTTCAGCAATAGCTTCTTCGTGGATATAGTCTTCAAAACCAGCTAAAGTCTTATTCTCTTTCTGGTAGATTTGTTTGTACTGCTCATACTTACCAGTATCTTTAATAAAAGTCTTAAGCCACTCGCTCTTAGCCTTGTTGTTTAAAGCTGACCATTCGTTATCTTGAAACCCGCCTAGCTGTTTTAACGCATGGATAGACTCATGGCGCATAGAACCCATAGGATTTGGCTTATCTAGGGCTACGTGGATCAGGTTATTAGCCCACATACCATCGGCTCTACCGTTTTCGATAGAATCCATGACCTTCAGACCTACGTTTTCTAAGCCAAAACGTTTCATTTCTGGGAGTAGCGCTGCCGCAATTTGAGGCGCACTTTCCCTGACTGCTGGGTTGTAGATATTAGGGTCGGATTGTTTTGCTTTTTCCTCGGCTTCTTGTGCCTTTGTAGGCTCTAAAACGGGCGCTGGAGGCGCTGTTTCACCTCGGCTCATAGCTCCGATAGGGGCGGCTGTAATAGCGCCTATAGCGGCATCTCTAGCGGCAGATCCAATAACACCTTGCATAGGATCTACGTCAAATCCTTCTCTAGCCAAAGCAAGGTTAGTTGCGTATTGTTCTTGACCAGACTGTAAACCTTCTGGGATGGCTTCGGATAAAGCAGCCATTCCTGCTCTGGGCAGCATATTAGCGTTTAAACGAGTAGCAACGCCAGGCGTTACTAAGCTTTCTGCACCATATCTACCAGCCGCAGCTCCTAAAACTGCCCCTAAACCAAGTTGAGGAGCATTTGCTAACGAGTATGCTTGTGCCTGAGAAGCCTTTTCAGCCGCTACTTCTGGGCTTTCGCCCTTAGCTTCAAGCTCTCTTTTAACGTTTTCGTAGATAGAGCCTTTAATTGCACCAGTACCTTGCAACGCACCTAAACCAGTATTGATTGTTCTAGCAGCTGGCACTACAAAACCAGCTAATCTAGCTCCAGCGCCTAGACCGCCAGCGGCTACATAAGGGGCAAAAGAACCCGCTGCTTGAGCAATAGATTGAACTGGGGCTTCAGTTACACCGCCTAGATAAGCTTTAATTTCTTCAAGAGTGCTACCAGATTTAACGGCTTCATCTATGATCTGTTGCCGTTTTTGCATTTCTTCAATGCGTTGCGGTCTGTATTGTTTACCAAGTCTTTCTTGAATGCCGCCAAGATATTCAGATGCAACGTTATCTGCGCCAGCTATATCGGTTAAAGACTTACCAGCGCCAACTACACCTTGTTTAAACGCAGTAGCAATGTCACCCAAGTTGCTGGTATTTTGTTTTATTTGCTTTTCTTCGGTAATTCTAGCGGCAGTGGCTTGAATTACAGACGGATCTGTATTATCTGGAAACTCTAATATAGTCCCATCAAAGAGTTCTGCATTAATTGGCATAGTTATCCAGCTATTTGCTTACCTTTTGAATCAAACCTTATTGTAGTGCTTTTTTGCGGTTCAACTCCCATATCTCCATAAGCCCTTTTATATAAAGATCTTGCAGTTGGGCTATTAAGTATTTTTTCTTCTGCAGCAGCTCTTGCAACTGGATCAGCTGTTAACAAAGGATTTTTATCCAAAGACTTTATTGCGTTGTTAATATGAGTTTCATACTGACCAATAGCAATTTTTTGTTGCTCAGTTCCGAGCTTTTGAACATCTAAGTTATATTGCTGTTGTTGAACGCCTCGTTTATACAAAGCATTTTGTTTGGCAAGATCTTCTACACCCTGATAACGGGTAGCGTACAACATACTCTTATCTAAGGCAGATTGTTCAGCGGCACGTTGTTTGTCTGCTTCTCTTAAATTTTGAACGCCAGCTAAAGCGCCTTGACCAATGTTAGCCATAGCGTATGGAGATGTACCGCCAAGAATTCCTAACCCAGCAGTAAGTAAAGCCATGTTTTTATCATCGCCTCTTCGTGCTTCCATTGCCGCTTCACGAGCTAACATTTTTTCCATGTATTGATCAAGTCGAGATTTAGGAGTTTCTTGAGCCTGTGTTGACGCATTTCTACCCATATTCTCGGCTTGGAACAAAGCGGCAGCTTGATCAAAATCTTTGAACTCTTGGGCTGTAGGAACATTGCTACGTACGGGAACATTCTGTAATTCTGGTGGCATTTTTGGAGGCACTACTTTAGGGCTAATCATATTTTTATTAGCTTGTGCAGCAGCCTTACGTTGTTCTGGCAAGTCCATAAAATATTCTGCGGGAATCTCACGTGTTTTAGATCGTGGTATATATGTTTCTGCACCGCCAATAGGCATACCAGAAAATGGATCGTATTCGGTGTTTTCTTCTACGTATCCTTTGCTGGCAAAATGTTGAACTTCTCCGCCATAAGCAAAAGCGGCAGTAGCTTTATGGGCACCCTCTTGGCGAACAATTGCATTAGCTAGTAGTTGTCTAGCGGCTGGCGTATTTGGAATTTTATCATTTGGACCTATGCCAAGCATATTAGCCACATTCTTAGAATAAACATCCACCTTATTGTTGTCTTTTTCTGGTGCATAAACAGAAATAAACTTAGTAGGAGTATCTAAACCTCGGTTTAATTTAATACCAATGTCATGATGTAGCGCATTTAATCCCGCTTCTGGTGAGTCAAACATGGCAAATTTACCTTTACTCAGACCTATTTGACCAGGATATGCAAATCCAGAAGGACGAAGATTTCCTACGTTATATCTACGTGCTTGGTCTTCATCGGTAACTTGTTTAGCTTGTTTGCGACCAGAAGCAATTCCTACATCTTTGCCTGAGTTTGCAAAAGTTTGTGGGGAACCTTTAGCGTGTCGAGTTTCAAACGTTGGAGTGTAGTCATCTTCTCCCGCATTCATAGCCCGCTCAATCATGGAGTTATAGTCAGCCTCTTCTAAAGAGTCTTCGTAGTCGTCATCTTCATAATCAGACATACCGCCATCAGCAAACGCAATAATTCCACCGCCAGCATACTGACGTTCTGGAATAGGCAATTGACCTACACCCATGTCTTGTGGCATCTCTTGCGGCATTGGTTGTTGCATTGGAGCCATTTGTTGTGGCATCTGTTGTGGCATCTGCTGAGGCATTTGTGGTTGCTCTGCTTGAGCATTTTGCGCCATCAACTGCTCCATTACTGTAGGAGGGGTTTGACCAGCTCCTTGTAATGCATTTTGTCTTGCAAAAGCGTCAGCCATCTCTGCTTTACGAGCAAGAATAGGAGCCAACATCTCTTCGCTGATTTGTTTTTTCTGAGCCATCTGCATAATCATGGCTTGCGGCAAAGCAGCTAAATCATCAATTGAGCTGTTTTGTTGTTTGATTGCGCTAAGAATACTCATAGTTCACCTTATCTTGGACTGCCAAACATATTGTAGAGAGATAGACCTGTTAAGCCCATACCAGCCAATTGACTAGCAAAACTTGGCGGAGGAGTGGTTTGTGAACCTGATTGACCTGTTTGTGTCAATGGCACACCACGTACCAAGTTATTCATTGTTTCTAAATTAGATACTGGATAGTTCAATTTTGTCATTAAGTCTTGATACTGAGCATCTAATTGCTGTTGTTGTGTTGCACGCTGTAGGTCACCATAAGCGCCTTGAGTTTTAATACGGTCAATGTCAGAAGCTTGTTGAGCTGTACCCAATACACCCATTGTTTGACCTAACTGACCATATGTAGCTGCAGCTTGTCCATATCCAGCGGCTTGAGCTGCTTGAGCTTTTTGCGCTGCATCAAATGCGTTTTGCATACCTGTGGCTTGGATGTTACCCATCTTTGTCTGTAGATTACGTTCGGCTTCAGACTGCATTAATGCATTACGAGCGCCACCATAAGTTCCTTGACGGGAGGAGGCAAGGTTAGCCCCTACCAAATTCTTCTGTGCATCACGCATTGCCTCAGCTTTATTTACGTCAATGACATTTTGCTGATAAGGGGACATGAAAGATTGCACTGCGTTTGGATCATTAAAACCAGCTAAGGCACCAAGACCAAGAGCATTAGCACCAACTCCTAAATTAGCAGCACCCGTGCCTTGCGCAAACTGTCCAGGCGTATTCATTCCCTGTAATTGTGTGCCAATTTGTTGTTGCATTGGCGATAGACCAGCAACACGACCAGAGCCAGCTAAACCAGCCGCCTTGAGCGGGTCGCCATACATGGTGTTGTAGTCTTTGGACAACAAAGTTTGTGCAGTGGGCAGTACCCCACCAGTACCAGTAATATATGGTCGTAAGACCTCTGGAACGTCCGTTAACGAGGTTGAGATTGAGGTAGATGTTGCCATGTTTTATCCTTTACGCAAGTAAATATTTGCGTGGGTTAATTTGTTTGCCTTGAGATTTACGACCAGTACGTGCTGTACGCACTTTATCCATCATTGAATATAGTTGTTTTGCACCAGCTTTGGAAGAACCGTTACCCAAATGAGAAACTACATCAGCTGGAATTACAAACTCACCATCAGCTAAACGAGCTTCTTGTTTACCATTAATAGTTGCAGGAATATCATCGCTCATGCCATCGCCACCACCTGACAGGAAACGTGGAGCCATACCGCCAGCAGCATAACCCAGCATACCACCATCAAAATTAGTCATTGGGCTTCTATTTGGCATTCCTGTTTGATCGTCTGGCGGATTTACTGAACCACCCATAGCATACAAAGTAGAGCCGTAGTCGCCACGACCATATAAAGTGTCTTCAGCATTATTTCTGCCGTAGTAAGTCTCCCCAATAGATGTATCTCTACTAGGGTTTGTACTAAATGGGTTCTTTTTAACTACGTCAGCAGCATAATCACGTTGACGGTTAATTTCTGATACCGCTTTGTCATATTCAGCTTGAGCAATATTTCCAGCGGCTTTCTGTTGTTTTAAGAATTCCATTTGCGCATCTTGGTCAGCAAGGCTCATTACTCCATAAATAGTACCAGCAGTAGACATTAATGGAGCCATAGTGGTGCCAGCTTTAACTGCTGCAGTAGCAGCTGGGTTTATGTTTCCAGTAAGAACATTTTTAATACCAGAACCTGTATCACTTATTCCTTGACCGACATTCTTTAATGTACCGCTATAGTCATAATTAGCTACCGCATCTTTAGCGTTTACACCAGCTTTGTATATATCTGATGGGGCATTCATTATATCTGTACCAAGCTGAGATGCACCCTCAGTAAACTTTGTAGCAGCCTGACTTGCTGCATCACTAAAATTACCACTTAAAACGTTGTCCATAAAGGATGTTGGTTGTGGTACTGATTTTAGGACATTAGCAGATTCGCTGGCTAATGCGTTAGTCATTTGATTAGCGGAATTTTTTGCAATTTCGTCTGCTGTTCTTTCAACTGCTGTTGCGCTTACTGGAGCCACTTCTTCGGATACTGGTAATAAAGCTGCATCAGGCGCACCGCCAGCAGCTCTTAAATACTCTCCTAATTCAGATGTGGCATACGCTGTTGCGCCACCAATCATAGCGCCTTGAAGATTAAACTTGCCGCCTTTATGCATTACGCCAGAACCATTTAAAGCACCTATGCCAACAGCCAAAGGTTGACCGCCTGGAATCATGGATGCAACCACCTGAGCAACCGTACCCCATCCTCCCGGAATAGCCTTTCCAACCGCTTTATCAAGACTGGCTAATCCAGCACTAGCTGGCTGAACAATAGCTTTCTCTAAAGGTTGAAATATCTGAGTACCTACATTATTAAGAGCTTTATTAATGTCACCAACTATAGGAGTTGTGTTAATTGTTTTGCTAAGACTACTACCAGGATTAAATGGGTTTATTGCTGCTACAGCCTGTTGAACTGGTTTAAATACACTACCAATACTAAAGAATTCGGGTAAACCCGTAGTAGGGTTAATAGTGCCAGAACCGCCCAATGACTTTAATAATTTAGCTTCATCCGAACTAATATGAGCCACCATATCATCGTTATAGCGACCATATTTAGGCAACTCTTGAGCTAATGCTTTTAGACCGTGGGCTTGTCCGCCCTGTGCGTAGTAGTTCATACGAACCTCTTGGGGTTATTTGGAGTTAATTTTATCATGTTTAAACGGTAGTTCCACTAGCATTTTTCCATACGGTGCCATTCCACCAGATAGGATAACCAAGGGTGGTATCAAAGTAAAACTGCCCTATTTGTAGGTCTAATGTAGGTCTATTTGCCGTTAAACCATATTCTGGGGTGGAATTAGCTATATTAAATAGGTCAAGACGGTTAAAGTACAGGCGTAAAGCGTTTTGAAATTGGTTCATTTGCGACTGATCATACTCAGTCGGTTGCAATGGAAGTGCGGGAGAACGGGCTTTATAGATTGGCATTAGCGTTTTCCGTCTGTTCTTCCGTCTAAACGGGGGCTACCTAACTGCCATTGAACGCCTATGTCAGACGATGATATTTTAAAGCCCATCTGACGTGCCCTAGCTCGCAAGAATACTTGGTCTGTATATACATCAACCGAGGTTTCAATTACGTTTCTAGCTGGGGAAGTATTGTATGGGGAACCGTTAAAGTTTCTAGGCTTCATAGTTAACAATACAGACGGAGTAGGATTGGTCACCATGTCAGACCCGTTAAACTCTACGTCAGGAATAATACGTTTAATAAGCAAGAATTGATCGCCATCAACAACGTCAAAGTCTGAAGACTGTATATAAGCAGCCATAGGCAAAGTATCGTCATCTACACCATCTTCATGGTTATAAACAACCTGTGCATCTTCTACACCACCAGCAGCTTGTGGATATTGTCTTAATGGGCTGTCATTCCAAGCGGTGCGATTAATAGAGCCGTAGTACCAAATCTTGTCAAAATGGTTGTAAATAACATAGGCATCATTTGTAGAGCTATTGGCTGTTGGGTAAAACCACCAGACTTCATTCCATTGCTCATTAGTTCCGCAAACTACTTGTGCCATCTGGTCATAGTTAATGTTTTCAAACACATGGTTTCTTAGGGTGCAGGGCAAGGTATCTACACGACCTGAATAGGAATAGAACTTATCTGTGCCCATCCAAAATGCTTGGCTACTTACAGTAACAACAGCACGAGGACCAGCAATAGAGATGTTATCTGATAGCTCCTGAATGCCAAATACGTCAGTGGTTCCTAAAAACTGTAAAGAATTTAGAGTTCCATTGGTATAAACCAATATCTCCTGACGGGTTGGAATGGCTCTAACAATTTGATCTCCACGAGACACCCGAATATAACCTGCAGAATTAGTGGGTAGTGGCGTAAAGTTAGCTGGCTCATCTTGGTTAGACCAACGAATAAGCAGCGGGTCAAATGCACCACCACCATAAGGAGTGGCTCCAAAGGCTAATAAATGCTTATCGCCTTGAGAAACTAGTAATTGAGTAACTTGCGTAGGAACATCAGATGCTCCAGTAATAGAGGAAAGAGGAACCGCCCTAGTAGCATAAGTTGCATCTAAAGTCCAATAATAAGGCACTCCACCACGAATATTAGCTACCAAATCGTTGTCAAAGTTGTCAAAAAACCAATCTCTTTGTTTGGTAACTAATGGTGTTACAGACCCAGATCCCCATGTACCACGACCCCAAACGCCTACTCCCCAACCATAACCAATTACGTTAATAGCTGGTCCAACTGGAATATCAAACTTAGCGGTAATAGTAACTCCGCCACCAGCAGCTACGGTAGATGTAGCACTAGTAGTTACCGTAATAGTAAAAGTATTAGTACCTGTTTTTGTAATTAGTTGGTTTGCATTAAGTTCTGATGCGGGTATTCCACCTACTGCCGCAGCACCAGAAAAAGTAACATAATCTCCAGTAGAAGAACCAAAGTTAGAAATGGTTACTATAACTACCTTGGATCCATTAGTTGTGGCAAAACAATTATCTGTACTTGGAGATGTTGAGTGCGTGTAAGTGGCTCTTAGCGGAGTAATATCATAAAGATTGGCACCAGAGTCTAAGTAAAGCTTTTTATTTGTACCAATAGCCATGATGTTGTCACTACCAGTGGTAATCCAAACAAACATCTGGCGGCAAATACCCAGCAAAGTAAATATGCCATAACGCAACCAACCACCAATCTTTTGTGGTTGTCCAGAACGAAAACGAACTTTGTCACCAGCATACCAACCACCTTCGTTGGTGTAGTTACTTTGGTCTCTGTTTAAACCTGGTTTAAAAGTAAGTTTCTGTAATGGCATTCGGGTTTACCCTAATACTGATAATGCTTTGGTTGTTTTGGCAATACGGTCATCTAGACCCAATGTGCCACCATTGATTCTTTTGGTAATCATGCCATGTTCTTGGGCATCTGCCAACTCGTTTAAACCATGTTTGTTCCAAAACCAGCCAGCGCTCAAAGCCGCATTCTTAGGATCAAGCAACAAATCAGGATTACCAACAAGATCCACACCAATACTAGATCCGCATCGCTCATAGTTATCTTTGCCTGTAAGCTGGATGAGCCCTCTGCCTAAATACTTAGCAGCTTCTTCTTCGCTAGTGTTGCCTAGTCTTCCGTTATAGACTTTGCCAGCAATTTTGGCTGGTTGTCGGGCATATTGGTCAGCAATTTCTTTGGTTGCAAAACGGCTGGGCCAAGTCTTCATTAGACCTTCTGCACTATAGTTAAGATTTTCTTGAAGAATCTTGAAATTTCCAGATTCATGGGCGCATTGCCCAATAAAAGCAGCTTGCCGCTTTACATTATTTATATCGTATTTAATAAAAGTTTGATTCAGTGGAATCTCCCACTTAGCGTCAATGCCCAACGCTTGTAGTTGAGTACTATTTACCATCATCTGAACCTATCTTAATACCAGTAATCAAGCCAATAAAACCGCCCACGATGGTTTGAAATGCTGGTCCAATAATCTGAAATACTTTTTCAGTGTCAAATTTAGGATCTATAACAGCATATCCAAACATAGCCAACATAGCGCCAACCACAGCCACTAAAGACCATGCCGCAATAATCATTATGTGTTCTTTATGATTCATTTTTTCTGCTCTTCATATCCATGATTTTCTCAAGGGTACGACCACCAAAATAAAATGACATAATCAACATACCCCATTGACCTAGCAATTCCACATAAGTTTTGTTAGTATCTAGGTCAAATGCAGACATCATCGCAAACACAAAATAACCTACAAGGATAGCAATCAATGTCATGGGACGAATGTTTTTCGATAGCCAACTATCTGAGCTCATATCT